TCAGGCGAGGTTGCGCGCTTCCATCTCAGCCAGCAGATCATCGTTCACATAGACCGGGCGCATTTTCGCCCCCTGTCCCGGCGCCCAGCCCATGCGGCGCTCCACCTCAATATCCGTGAGCCCGTCCAGATAGTGCTGGGTCGCGCGCGTGCCCCGGATGTCATAGAGGTGCAGCCCCTCCGGCACGACGCCCTTTTCCCGGAGCTTGACCATGATCGCATTGCCCATGGAATTGGCTGACGCGAATGGCTTGCCCTTTTCGCTGGTCAGAACGGTCGTGGCCTTGCGCGGACACTCTGCCAGCAGTTCGCGCAAGTCAGCCGTCAGGGGGATTCGCGCGTAGAGCACGCGTTTCGTTGGGTCCGCCTTCACACTCTTGTTCGTGCGCCGGCGAATGTAGCCCTTGTCCCACAGGATCTCGTTCCACCGCAGCTCAGCGGCGTCCGAGGGCCGTAGCCCCGTCAGCCATAGCAGGCGAAGGACGCGCTCGCTCGATGGCGACAGGGCCTTTCGCGCGGCCTCATAGGTCTCGGATGGCCATGTGACGTCCGCCCGCGAGCCGATGCGGGACAGCCGGGGGATTCCGGTGGCCGGATTGGTCTGCATCTCCTCATGATCGACGCCGAACCGGAACAGGCTCATGAGCGTGGTCAGGTGCTTGTCCGCCTTGTTCGGGGTCTTCGCCATGGATTGGTGCCACGCCTTGATGCGTGAGCGCGCGCCCGTCTTCTGGATGGCGGCGATCGATGTGGTGCCGAAGACACGCTGTATCTCGTCCAGATGGCTCCTGTAGAGCGATTGCGTGCTCTCCCTCAGGGTGGGGAGGTGGCGGGCCTTGTAGTCGGCTATGAGCGCCGCAATGAAGCCGGGGGCGGGGCGGGAGGTCGTGTAAAGCGCGAGCTGCCCGGCAATGCGACCGGCCACGGCGGGGTCTTCCAGCCGGGCCAGCGCTTCGGCCTTTGTCGCGCAGCCCTCGATCTTACCGACCTGGGGCGCCCCCCGGCCCTTGTAGGCGTAGAGATAGAGCGTCTGCGCGCGGGTAGACCAGACCTTATGCATTCCCGGAAATTCCAAGCGCCCGGTCGATCTCCGCGAAGTCGGCGTCTTCGTCATTATCATTCTCCCCACCTGCAGGGGAGGCAGTGGGGGCAATCCCCGCCAGTTCGTCAAGCCTGCGCCGGATGGCATCGACATGGAAGACCATGCCCCGGCCAGCCCCGGTTACCGGAGGAATGCCGAACTCACGCGGGTCCTTGCCCGCCAGCATGTGGCGCGCGTCTTCAAGATTGACGAGGATGGGGGCGGGGCGGTTCATGGGCTCATCCGGGGTCCTTTGGGGTGGGATTCCCCCAGAGCCTCGCCATCATCTCCCGATGAGCTGCTGCGCGCCTTTCCGCGTGCTCCTTGGTGATGTATCCCTCGGTACCGAACTCGCCGCCACAGACAGGGCAGGGCTTTTCACCGCCGTTAGGGCAGCAGCAGAAATCGCCAGCGCAGTAACAATTCACCTCCCCATCACCGTTGCACTCGTCACAGACGACAAAGTTCTCGTCGTCCTCATAGGGATCGTCGTAATAGTCGTCGTATTCGTCCTGCATCACCCATCTCCCTGTTCTGCTTTGGAGATTATGGCGGGAGGCCCTGGAAGCGGGCGCCAGTGGGTAATCAGCCAGCTATCCGACACGTCCTCATGCGTCTCGACAATCGGACAGCTTACGTTGCTTGGTACCATCCACCATGAATAGCGCCACTCTGGATGAGCAGGCGCCCACGCAATCGCAATGCGGGTAGCTGTGCCGACGTTATGCTGAATGTAGGCAATAAATTGCGTTCCATCTTTCGGCGCCGTTTCAATCGGCCTCCACCCCTGTTCGATCACATAGCCTTCTTCCGCTATGGCGGTGAGGGCAGCTTCCAGAAACCAGCGGTCGTAGTTGATGTCGTCATTGTCCGGCATTCCGGACGCGGACATGACGCGATTGAAGACGGCCTCCAGCGCTTTCTCACTCAGCATCAGGGCCTCCGTTGGCGTACAATGACAGTTGATCCGGTTCGTTGATCTTGCGTCTCGGGAACCCTGTGTCGGGCCAGTGAACCATCCACGGCTTAGGTGGGTCGAAGTCTCCGCGTGGTGAGAAGTTAAACCAGCCAAGCTGTCCCGGCCCTGCGATGGGCTCACAGGATTCTGGTGCATCTACTACCAGACCGCGCGGCCCAAAAAACCAACGGCTAGGGCGCTCGCTGACAACCTCGACTAGCCTAACTGATCCGATTAGTCCGCCACGCAACAATTCAGATGGGTGCGGACATTCGACCCCTAGCTTGGCCATGTGCTCCCGCGCCGACTCGTACTCGTGGCGGGTCATACCTTTTGCCGCGTGGATCTGGATGCGCCGACCAATAAGTGAGCTTGTGCCGATGGGGGCTTTGTTTCGATTCTCGACATCCTTTCCGCCATGGATTAGCGCCCATGCCCACGGCTGCCGAACTGAAATTGCCTTACTCATCCCCGCCTCCGATCATGGCCAGCAGGGCGTCTGCGTTCAACATCAACTTAGATGCCGCCTGATCCCAAGCCCAAGCAGCCTCTTCGGCGGCCTCCTGACGCTCGCTTGGTGATCCCTCGTCTTCAGGATCTGCTAGCAATGCGCAGCGCGTATCCGCAGCCCTCCATGCGTCGTAAGCCCGCCTGATCTCCGCGATCTTCTCCCAATCGATGGCCGGGCGCATGGCGGAGAGGGCGGCGCGGGCTTCAAGCATCAGGCCATCGTAGATGTGATGCTGCCCTTCGCTGTTAAGATCATCGAACTCATAGCAGTTCTGTGATGTGCCAACGCGAGCGACGTACATCGCTTTCGCCACCCGCTCCACCACGTCCGCGTCCGGCTCACTGGCTGGCGGGGCAGCGGTGAGGAGGGAGGCGGCGCGGCGAAGGTTTCCAGCCAGGCGGTGTAGACCTTCTTGGACGCCATTGTGCGGCGACTTCGTGTCAATCCAATAGGCAAGATTTTCGGCCATTTCTGGCGTGAACCGCGAGATATTGTTAAGCCCTTCCTCCAGCTCAGCAATACGCTGGCGCATCTGTTCGGGGGTGTTCATATGGATACCTCTTGAGATAGTCTTTGAAACATTTGCCAATGCGTCTCGCTGCTAAGGGGGCGAGCCTTGGGATTTGCCTCCAGCCATTTTGCTAAGCGAAGCTGACTGCGGGCATAGTCCAAGCATCGACTTGGGGATGCGGACCTTTTAGCATGGTACCACCACCACATGGCCGACCGTCGGAAGTAGGCAGGGGACCCGAAAGGTGGCGTTGGCTGTATAGATATAGGATTGATATTCCGGTCTAATGCGCGCTCAACCATCCATCTTCTCCTTCTCAGCGAGTGCCCTCAGCAGGGCGGCAAGGAGAGTTTCAGTCTTGGTCATGGGTGGGCTCCTTGAGGGCGGCGCGTACCGCACCTGCTGCTGTGTCGAAGAGTGCATTGCCTACCCCGCCGCCTAATGGCGTTCCGCTAATTAGGTACGGATACGTCCACTTGTCATCCTCTCGATATGGGTAATGCGGATGGTCTGTTCCGGCATTGTCCAAAGCCCATTCCAAAGCCTCCCTCAGCCGCTCATTCTCCTCCCACGCTTGGCGTAGAGCTGCGGTGAGGGCGAGGACATCGGCTTTAGCGCTTTGCACAAACATAGCATCCGACTCCAAAGCAAAAATTCCGCGCATTGGCTCAGGCGGGCACTTTTCGTCATCGACCCAATCCCAGCCAAGATTAAACGAGTCACCAGACGGCGCGCCGTCTCTGCGCTGCAGCCTCCAATCGCTCGTAACCGCCCTCGCCCGTGCTTCGATCTCTTCCAGTTGTTCGGGGGTCATTTCACTTCCTTCCAAACTTCGGCTTACGATAGCCGGGATGCTGTTTACTTAGCGGGCTGATGTACCCGGACGGTTTCCGCCGCTTTGGAGAAGGCGCCTCAGCGTCCTCACCAGAACGCCGGACAGACATTCGATTGCCCCGGCCACGCGCCACGTTTTCCTTCGCGGCCTCGCGGGCATTGCATTCTTGTCTCCACCACCAGGTATTGCCCAGAACGTGCCCCGGAGAGTTCTTGCCCCGGCGGTAGAATTCATGCGCGACCACGGGGTATCCGGGCGGCGGGTTCTCAGCGTCCCACGGGCTCTCAAGGTCCAGAGGCTCACCGCACCCGCACTTGCAGCGGTAGCCCTGAAGGATCAGGAGGGCTTCGGCGTCAATGTGCTCTGCCGGGATGCCGCGCTTGGCGGTCTCCGTTTGCTGGCGCTTCATGGCCTTGCGGAGGAGGGCGAGGCGGGGGGCGGGGATGGTGCGGGCGGTCATGACCTCACCGCTCCCATCAGCATCTTGCACAGCTCTTTCATCTCAAGCTTGGAGAGCATGAAGCCCGAGCCGTCCGGCAGGACAAGACGAACGTGGTGCGGTGCACCGATGCCCTTGTCCTCTCCAATCCACGTTTCCACGCGGACAAATTCCGGCGATCCGTCTGACCAAGTGAATAGATTCTGTGCCTCTACCTCTGTAAGGTCAGGTTCTGGTGCTTTTGGGCTGTATCCGCGAATGGTCGGCTCAGACATCAGGCTCCGAAAACGCTTGGAAAACGCTTGGTGTTGCCTTTCCCCTTCCGGATCTATTGCCTCTCGGATCATGCGGGCTTGATCCTCTTTCATTTGATCGGCCATCACCCAGCCCTCCCTTGTTCACGCTCTTCATGGACGTCGAAGGCGGTGCCTTTGAGCCAGTGTGAGCGCACGTAATCCCCGGCATCAAAGCCATCGGGCTGAGGGCACGGGTCTCCAATTTCGTGAATCGCGAGAGGCTTCAGCTTCTCAACAGGATCGGCCCCGTCATCATCCGCAGTGATCGCGGATGGCCACAGTTTTACGACCCCGGACTCATTCAGAAGCCGCAGGTTTTGCTGTTCGTCATGATCAATGTAGACCAGCCACTTCCGGTCACGCCTGCCGATGACAGTTCCCATGACGCCATCGACATCAGATGGTTGGTAACCGTCGTCTTTGTCGCCTGCAGCCTTGAGATAGACGGAGACGCGCTGTCCGGGCTTGAAGAGGTTTCGATAGTCGGCGCAGCGGATTCTGGCCGAGCTGATCGGGGCGCCGCTGAGCCGTTCCTGCACAGCACGTTTGCGCTCGCACGGGTTCATGGGGCACATATTGCAAGGGGTGTAGGCCGTCATTCCGTCACCACCACGCCGATAACCGGCTTACCTGGGAAGATGCGCTGAATGCTTTCCATTGGGCCTTCGGTGCGCTCCTGCTGGCCGCGTGGGAGACTGACGGTCTCGCCGTAGCGTTCGATCAGGGCGGCGCCGACAGCCTGCCAGTCTGGACCTTCACCGTCCTCATGAGGCGCTGGCATGTCCGGCAAGTGTGCGCGGATCGCTTCCGACATACGAGTCCACAAGGCCTTGTCCGCGAGTTCATGCGTCCAGACAGGATGGCCCAGAACCCATTCGGTAATCTCGCCCATGTCGCCGTAGGACATGCCTTGCTTAAGGGCCACACCGGACGAGGCAGAGCCAACGATCAGTGTATCGAATTCCTTCATCTCGGTCATCAGATTTCCCCCAATGCCAGCAGATACGTATCGAGCATCAGTTCCTGCTCTTCCCGGTCGGCCTTATCGATCTTCCGGAGGCGGATGACGGCGCGGAGGGCTTTTGTGTCGAATCCCAAGGCCTTGGCCTCTGCGTAGACTTCCTTGATCGCCTCAGCGACTTCCTTCTTCTCCTCTTCGAGGCGTTCGATCTTGGCGACGGTCTGGCGGAGCCTTTCGCGCCCGGGCTGTCCAAGTGCCCCAGCTAATTCAGGGGCACGGTCAGGCGCGTGGCTATTGTGCCCGGTGCCGGGGAGGGTGGGCTCATCACCATCCTCGCTCTGCTGCAGGACCTCGCGCTTTCCCGCGTGGTTCGGCGCCGATACGAGGCCGGACTTCTCCATCCGCTCGATAAGGTCGTAGGCCTTGTTGTAGCCAAGCGTCAGCTCACGCTGCAGGTAACTGACGCTCGCGCGGCCGGATTTCAGGACGGTGGAGACGGCTCTCTCATAGAGAGCGTCCATGGTGGCTTGATCTGTGTCGGTCATTCCGGCACCACCACGCCGATCACCGGCTTACCTGGGGCGATGCGCTGAAGGCTCTCCATTGGGCCTTCGGTGCGCTCCTGCTGGCCGCGTGGGAGACTGACGGTCTCGCCGTAGCGTTCGATCAGGGCGGCGCCAATGGCTTTCCAGTCAGGCTTTTCACCGTCCTCAAAGCGCCCCGGCATGTCCGGCAGGTGCGCGCGGATCGCCTCGGTCATGCGATGCCACAGGGCCTTGTCCGCGAGTTCATGCGTCCAGACCGGGTGGCCCAGAACCCATTCCGCAACGGCTCCCATGTCACTGTAGGACATGCCTTGCTTCAAGCCTATTCCGCACGAGGCAGAGCCTACGATCAGTGTGTCGAATTCTTTCATGGTGGTCATGCTGCTTTCTTTCCTTCAAAAAATGCGCTCACGGCGTCGTCAAGTTCCTGGCTCTCGCAGCCGAGGACGAACCGCGCGCATATATCCACGGCCTTGTTGCAGAGCTGACTGAAGGCCGGTTCATCCAGCTTTCCGAACGAGATCGACTTCGGCACGTATTGCGTCACCCACTCGCCGGGCCGCTTTCCGGGAACGACAATCGTCGTGAAATGCCCGGTCTTTAGCTTGAGCATGTCGGAGACGGATTCCCGCGACGGGTAGTGCTCCGAGTTCTCGCTCACGACCTCGCACAGCTTCCACCACCATTTGAGCCGTTTGTAGTTGCGGGGAAGGCTGACAACCGCCTTGATCGCGCGGTTCAGTGGTAGCTCCCAGATGGCTTCCTGCGACTCCGCGTCGGCGGCGATCAGGCGTCCGTCCAATGTACGGGTGAGATGGATTTCAGTGGCCATGGTTCATATCCTCTAAAACGGAATCGAGTCCCCAATGTCCTGATCGAACGACTCCTGCTGTCCGCCGCTGTCACGCTCTCCGGATGGCTTCCCATCCAGCAGCACCAGGCTGGCATTGAAGCCCTGCAGGACAACCTCGGTCGTGTACCGATCATTGCCCTCCCGGTCCTGCCACTTGCGGGTCTGAAGCTTGCCTTCAACGTAGAGCTTGGAGCCCTTCTTCACGTAGCTCTGCACGACGCGGACAAGGCCTTCGCTCATGACGGAGACGTTGTGCCATTCGGTGCGCTCTTTGCGTTCGCCCGAACTCTTGTCACGCCATGTCTCAGATGTGGCGATGGAGAAGTTCGCGACCTGGCCTCCATTTGGGAACTGGCGGACTTCAGGATCTTTTCCGACCCGCCCAAGCAATATGACCTTGTTCACGAAAGACATCAGAACCTCAGCGTTACGTTCGGGATTGATCCACTGGCGATGGCGAGGACAGCCTTCTTGGCTGCGGTCTCGGAAATGCCCGCCGTTTCCATGAGGGCTTCCTTTGCTGACCGCATCACAGAGGATCGGTGGGCAATGTCAGCCTCTCGTTCGGCGGCGGCGCGCTCATCGTCCGCCTTCTGCTTTGCCTGACGGTCCAGCTCGGCCTGAGCCTCAGCTGCTGCCTTGTTGGCGGCGTCGATCTCTGCCTGCGCCTTGCGTTCTGCTTCGTCAGCGGCGCGCTGCGCTGCTTCCTGGGCGGCCGCGTCGATACGGGCTTGTTCGGCTTCCTCTTCCCGGCGCTTACGTTCGGCGTCAGCTGCCGCCTGTTCAGCCGCAGCCTTCTCGGCGCGAAGCCGATCCAGTTCTTCACGGTCAGCCTGTTCCTGCTTGAGACGTGCGATCTCGGAATCCAGTGCCTCGATAGCCGCGGACTGCTCCGACAGCGCGGTCTCCAGCATGTCGCCGAAGGTGTCCGCGGACAGGTTGGCACCGATCACGTCCTGGCGCTTCGCCTCGACGTCGGCGATCTCACCCCGGAAGGTCATGGCTGCAGCAAACAGAAGGCGGGTGTTGGTGACGGTCGCCTTGCGAGCGTCTTCAGCCTCTTCCCACTCCGTGAGCGGTTTGCGGGCTTTGATCTTCAAGGCGTCCAGTTCGTCCCGCATCTTGCGCCGGATGGCATCGACTTCGTTGATTGCCTTCCGGTGATCTTCGTTAAGCGCCTTGCCAGCGTCATCCAGCGGCGTCTTCCGGCGCGCGATGGAGTAGGCGAGGGACGCAATGGCCTTGCGTCCGGTCTCGGTGGAAACGTCGGGAGTGAGCGCGGCGATCTCAGCCTTCACTTCATCCAGCAGGCTTTCGAGCATGCCGGTCTCAGTGAAGAGAAGGTTCGGGTTCTCGGCGAGCATTTCGCCGACGGCGGCAGAGTTGTGCCCGATGGTTGCTGCTTCGGTCATGCGGCTACTCCTTCGAGGTCTGCGACCGTGTCGGTTACTTCACGGAGGAAGGCGGCCACCTCTGTTTCGAGTTCGATGATGACGCGCTGGTCACGCGGGACGCGCTTGACGAACAGCGCCAGGTGAGGCGGCAGGCGAGGATCATAGGAGACGAAGTCGCACCATTGGCGACCGGTACAGGCCATCTGCCATTGCATCTGCGTCTCGTAGTTGCCCTTGATGGCAGCGCCGCGCAGCGTCTCGATATGCGTGGCCGTGTTCGGGCACTTGATCTCGATCAGCCCTTCTTCTCCGACGTAACCGTCAGGGCTGGCGCCCGCCATGGCGATGGTCGGATGGTCTACGAATCCAGCGGCCAAGACATCGCGGCCCGTAAGGAAGGCATAGGCGCCGCGCGCTTCAGGTTCCTTTTCGGTGCCCCAGAGCATTTCCTTGCTGGTGAAGGTCTCTTCGACCGTCCCGGTCAGGCGTTCACAGACAAGCTGGGCAGCGTAGTTCTTCCGGCTTGCAGCGGGGCCGCTTTTCGTCCTGGCGATGATGTCGGCGATCCGGCTGGCGGTGGCCTTGCCACAGCGCTGTGCGAACCACTCCGGAGTTCCTTGTTCGATCATTGTTCTGTTTCCTTCTTTTGGTCCGCGAGCTTGCGCTCCAGCACCGTCTTGAGGTGGGGGAAATTCTTCATCCAGATTTCGGACATTCCTTCGACTTTGGCGTAGGCGAAGAACGCCTTCCGGTCGGATTTGGTTTGCTTCAGCAGGTCGTCGAGGACGGTCATTTCCTCTGGGCCGACAAGCGGTTCGGTCTGTGGCTTTGCGTTGTTGCCGTCGTCATCGTCAGCATCCGCAATATCGAAGGCCATCATCTTCATCGTCCGTCGGGCGAACGTGATCGTGGACTTCATTGCCTGAACCGGCGTCTTGTTGGAGTTGCCCTTCATGCCTTCGCCATCCAGTGGCCAGGGCAGGGTGAATGACTCGGAATGTCCGTCCTTGTGGATCGTGGTGCACGTCACATCGATGTGGTTGGCGCGCTCGCTCGGCACGGCGGTAAAATCCAACGTGAAGCCGTGAGCTGTGATGACGGGCGTGACAGCCTCATCGATCGCCGCAAGGTCTGCATAATTGGACTTGGTGTGGCTGTTCTTCCGCTTCTTCAGGACACGCGGGATTTCTGCCTTTGCTGCGACCTTCGCCGCCATGAAGGCCAGCTTTGCATTCTCCTGGCGTTCTTCCTTCGCCATCGCGCGGAGCCGGTCGATCATGTCGAGTGGCATGCCAGCGAAGACAGCGCGTTCAACGATGCTCGCGTTCTCCGGGAGATACTCGGTCAGATCCTTGCGGGGCGATGGCGCAGGGACCTCCTCACGCTGAACAATCTCGAAGTCTTCATTTCCATCAGCCATGGGCTGCCTCCTTTTCCTGTTGCTTCAGCCACTCATTGCGGCCGCCTGCGATATCAAATCCGGTCTTCTGCCCGTTGAGGGCGCGTTGGAGATCGCGGGCCATCTTGCGTCTCGCCTTGGCCCGGTCGGGTTCGCCAGCGACCGTGAGCCGGATGGCTTCGAGGCGAAGCATTGCGACGGCCTTCCTGCCTTCGTAGTCGAGGCGTTCGCGGTCGCGTTTTGAGCGGGGGCGGATCATGGGTGCATGTCCCCGTACATTTTGATGTCGCGGGCCATGCAGAACTGGCGGCGCAGTTCCCCATACCGAACGAGAAACAGCGTTGCGGCATCGACAGGCGTCAGCGGATCAATGGTTTGCTTCAGCGGAGGGTACTTGCTGAGACCGTTCCACTCGTCCTGCGAGCCGCTTGTCAGGTCGCGCTGCTCAGTCCGCAGAAGACGAAGATCTGCCCGCTTGATTTCCGGGTGCGAGATGTCCTCCAGCGTGAGGCCGAACCGCGCACACACTGCTTCCTCAACGCGCTTTTCCACCACCTTGTAGTCGGGCAGCAATTGCTTCAGTGGGCCGACAATATCGCCGATATAGGCCTCAGCTGCATCGTGCATCAACGCCGCGAATTTGAGGCCGGGCGGCACGATCTCGCTGACCAGAACCGAGTGTTGGGCTACGCTGTAGAAATTCAGGCACTGGCCACCGAAGCGGCAGGTGTGGGACAGGCCCTGCGCGATATCTTCAATATGGATTGAGGATAGCTTCGGTTCGATGAAGTCGAAATACTGTCCAGTCTTGCAGATGATGGTAGCGCCGACGACGCCGGGCTTTGACTTCAGTTGCTGTGCGGTGGTCATTGTCCATTCTCCATCTGCCGGAGGATCGACTCTTCAGTCAGCTCCTCCGGCAGTCTCTCTGCGAACGCTTGGTTCATGATGGCTTGAGCTTCAGAAGCACCAGGCAGGCCTGCCACGATGTGAGTGACGGCCATGCCTGCAGCCGCTTCAAGCTTGCGGATCGCATCGTCGCGGTTCGTCTCTTCGATGCGGGCTCTGCGCTCGGCCATGAAGTCGATGACGAAGTCGGTCATTGCACCAGCCCCCAGACAGCCCCGATGGTAAGCGATGCAAAGATCGCCGCCCCGAGGGAGAGACCAGCGCCGGCGGTTCGATTGCCCTCCTCAGAATAGAGGTAGGCCAGCACCGCCCAGACGGTCGTCATGTACCCGCCAGCGAGGCCGATGATGATGATCGCCGTCCATGTGAAGAACGCTTCCGGTGTCATGCCGCCTGCTCCTCTGTCTGCTGGACCGGGAAGCGGAACATGTTGGGGCAGGTGCCGGTATGCATGTCCGGCTTGCGCAGGCCGAATTCGGACTCCACGACGACGCCGTTCTTCAGTTCGATGAAGCGTGTGCCATCGCTGTGAACGCGGCCCCGCGCGTACTCAGGACGTGTCTCCACGCTCTCCGTCACGATGAAGGCGCGCCATGGATTGCCACCGCCTTTGCGCTGCAGGAAGAGATCGCCCGCGCGAATGTCGGTGCGGTGACCAAGTTCGGAAATCTCGTAGGCCTGCAGGCGCACGGTCCACGCGCCGACCTGGTCCCGGTGCTCTTCAAGGAAGGAGCTGCGCTCAATCGGGATGCCGAGCCGGAGCAGGTAGCCTTCGAGGAAGGCCTTGTTGCTGGCGTAGCGCTTGCCGATGAGGGTGCGGGCAATGTCTGCCGGGTGGGTTGCTGTGTCGAAGGCCATCAGTCGTCCCCCTCTTCGCCATAGGGATTGGTATCGAGTTCGGCGGCGGTCATTTTCACCGCGAGGTCCGTGGAAGCCGTGACGAGGCCGAAGGGCACAGGCGGTTGAATGCCGCGCGCTTTGTGCCGCTCCTCCCACCGCGCATGGCGCTCGCGGTCGACATCTGCGAAGTCGCGCCGCCAGAGCCAGAAGCATCCCGGCGTAGAGCTTGTTTCCTTCCACCCATGGGCGCGAAGGTAGGATGTCCGGAGGCTGTTGAGCTCGCTCTCGGCTTCCGCGATCTGGTGAAAGTGAACGGCCATCACGCGACCTCCAGATTGCAGGCGCCGGTGAACTCGACCTCGAACGGCTTGCCGTCGCTCATCTCATTGGCGAGCTGGGCAGCGCGCTCATGGATTGCGGTGATGCATTCCTGCGTGAAGCCGTCCATGCGAAGGGCACGGTCAGTGACGACGCCATCCGTGTGCTTGATCCGGATGATGGCTAGAGCCAGACGCTCGATGTCCGTGCCGAACATATCTTCCTTGTAGGCCTTAATGTCAGCGAGAACCTGATCGCAGAGGGCGTCGAAGTCGGTGCCTTCGTGCCGGGAGCCCCAATCCGGTCGGCCATCGGCCCGGAATTTCGTTTCGAAATCAGAGTGAATGTAGATGTCACCATCATGGTTGAGCGCCGAGAAGACGCTGACATATGCATTGGGGCGGCAGTCACGCATCGCCGCTTCAATCTCTTTCTCCCGCATCCGTTTGTGCTCAAGCGCGGCACGGATCATTTCTGATGTTAGTTCAATGTCAGCCATCACGCGGCCCTTTCCAAATCGATTGCGTAAAGTTCTGCAGCCACTGCTGCGCGATACTGCCCATCCAGCCGTGCATGGAAGAATCGGGCGAGTTCCAAATCCTCATCAGAGACCGGAGCACCACGCTCTCGGGCCAGTTCCAGCTGGTCACGGTGGACGCGCTGGAATTCAAGCGACTGCTTTGCCCAGCGGAGGCGTTCTGCCGCTTCATTACCCTCGTGGGCTGCACGGGTGACAGGATCATTGATCCGGTCGCGGGTGGCTGTGTGGTGGAAGAGGTCAAACATTGGAGCCTCCCTTGATAATATCGAATATCGCATCTTCCGTGAGGTGATTTTCCTCGCCCAGAGCGCGGTCACAAATGGCGCGGGCTTCATCTGCACCGGGAAGGCCCTCAGAGATGCTGGCGGCCACGGCAGATGCCACCAGACGCAGCTGAGTGCGGGCCTTTGTGGCACGCTGCTGCTCCTCACGGGCGCGGCGCTTGGCGGCGTAGTCGATGATGTTGGTCATGCTGCGGCTCCGCGCGCCCGCTTGGCGTCGTCTTCAAGGGCGGAGAAGCGGGCAGACCCGTCACGCAGTCCGGCGTGATACTGGAAGGTGTCCAGCCTTTCGCCTTCGAGGGCCTCCGCAAGGCGTTCGTAAAATGCTTCGGTGAAGCTCTCTTCGAGATATTCGACCTCGCGCCACATGATGGGGAAATCAAAGTCCTGCTCCATGCTGGCGAGCGCCATCTCAATGGCCCGGCCAATGCGGCGGCCATGATCGTAGGAACGCTGCGCCGCTTTATCGCGGGCCTCACGTTCGCGCACTTCAGCCATCCTGCAGTCTGGGGTGTTGGTCAGCATGTCTTGTTTCCTCTTCGATGAGGAAACAATGCATTATGCATTATGCGTAGTCAACAGATAATTCTGCAAAACGCATAATATTCGCTTTTGTGAAAGCTATTCGCCTTGCGCGATTTGCGAATTCAGAATCGTCAGGGAGCTTGGGTTATTGGGCTTCAGATGGCTCAGACGCCATGCATTGCTCCACCCAATTAGAAGCCTTTCTTGCGCCAGTCATATCGATAACAAAGGTTTCATCGAACGGCTTGGCACCCAATAAAGACATGCGTTGGCCCGCCAAGTGAAATTCAACTTTTGCGCCGTCATAATTTACCCAGTTGGCTGAACGGAAATTGTATTGCTCGAAGAACCTTGCCCCAGAGGCGCGATACTCCTTAGCTGCTGAGGGATCGCCAGAGGTATACACGTTGGAAATTGTTCTGGACCTGACTTTCAATATTGAAACGTAGGGAGCGGGATTATCAAAAATCCCGTAGAGCGCAGGGGTAGGTATTTCGCCAGGGTCATCAGACTTTATCGCGTTGCAGACGCGTCCTGATGCGATTTCAATCTGCCAAAGGTGCCAACCCTCTACCTCCCCCCAGTGCGTGGAGTAACTGCCTGGAGAGTGCTCTCTTTCTTCCCCGTAAAGCCAGCCTTCAGGTTCGGCAAATGCGCTCAAGTGAAAACAGCTGAGCGATATTAATAGCGCTGCAGGGGGTAAAACCCTCATCCCAAGACCCTCCCAATCCAAATCACCCGCCCTAGAACTTCCATACGCTCGGCATCGGTCACCGTCATTGTTTCATAAGCGGAATTGTCGGACTTCACGATAATATGCCGCGTCTGCAGATCGACTTGGCACCGCTTCACAAGCAAATCATCTTCTAAAGCGATAATGTAGATGCCGTCGCGGCCGACCTTGCGAATAGATCTATCGACAAGAACTTGATCGGCATTTGCTAGCGTTGGCTCCATGCTGTCACCAGCAACACGAATCACGGCCAAATTCTCCTCTGCTGTTCGCGTAATTCTGCCAAGCTCCTGTTGCCTATAAGGCTGGTATCCAATTGGTTCGCCGTCTTCAGCCATCGCGCCAGGGCCCGCACTGGCTCTAATGTCGTAGATCGGAATGGTGGTAATAGCTTCCCGATGCGATGGCTTCAAAGCGGTCTGCGCACCCGTCAGCAACCATTCAATTGGCACCCGAAACGCCGTGGCGTAGCGCTTGAGAGAGTCGGCTTTGACTCCCCTCGATCCATTCTCGTGGCCTGCATATGTGGCATATTTGAACCCAAATGCTTCGCATGCCTCCATTACGGTTTCGTACCCCGCATTGATGCGGGCTTCTCTCAATCGTGCTGCTATTGCGGAATCAGTCATACCTAATCAGTAGCGCGTTGTATTATGCATTAGGCATTGACTTTGCAGAATGCATAACGCATAGCGGTATTATGCGTTTTGTGAAAGACATCTTCCAGGCATTTGGTGGGAACAGCGAGATCGCTGAAATCACGGGCGAGAAATACCCGACGGTTTCCAGCTGGCTTCTTCGCTGCAGTATTCCGCCCAAGCACTGGGGCGCTCTCGTGGAGGCCGCATCGGCACGCGGGATCGATCTTGATTTCGCCGGGCTTGCCCAAATCGCCGCCAACCGCGCGAAGGAGAAGGCCCTCCGGTCGAAGGAGGCGCGAGCGGCACAAAGCGCGCGCGTCAGACCGGAGCCAGCCCAATGACTCCGGCCGACCGCATCCATTGTTCGTGCGCTTCGTGCGCAACGTCGAAAACGGCCTCAGCATCCGTCCCCCCTTATGCTGCGCGCCGGAGCAGGGCGGGCATTGCGTCCCCCACCCAGCCTGTCCGCCCTGCTCAATCTTTCCATCTGCTCGGCAAGGTCGATCTTGCGCCGTGCGCTGACGATGAGAAACGAGGCCGCCGCCAGCAAGTGGTCAACCTCGTTTCTCAGTTCTTCCGGTCTGTTGTGTTGCATCTATTGCGCAAAGCCTCCTTTCCGAAACGGATATGGAGCGAATGAGCCATGCAACACAATGCAGAAGATTACCAAAAATTGTCACTGGGCGAGCGGGTTCGGAAGCTCCTGCGCCAGCGATATGGGCCGAACGCCGCGAAGAAACTGGCATCCCTGACCGGGGTCGACCTTCGAACGGCCAATGGGTGGGTAACCGAGGGCAGGGAGCCGCGTGGGGCGGCCCTGCTGAAAATCATCGCGGATATGGGCCGCGACGGACTTCTGGCGCTGTTTTCGCCGGAGGTCGAGGAACATGAAGAGCGCCTGCGGAGGAAAATCAGTGAGCACACGAACGAGGTTGCGCGCCTTAAAGCGCAGCTGGCAGGCGGGGAGCCTGTCCCTGCAGGTCTGGTGGCTCAGAGCCCTGATCCGTCTCCGGAGCACGCGCATCTGGCGCAGCATGGTTAATCCGGCTGCTGCAAAGCGCTGGGAACCCCTGACGATCATTCCCGGCGCGGCCCTGAGCTGGGGCCTGATCGCGTTGATGGTGTGGGCCTGCTTCATGCTGGGCCGGACGGTTGCAGGCGAGGTGGCGAGATGACCTCCAAGCAGAAGCAGGTTCTCCAATTCATCATCGACTATCAGGCCAGACATGGGGGCGTGTCCCCCAGCTTTATGGAAATGCGTGGGTCCACGGGCGTGAACTCAAATAGCGGCGTTCACCGGGTGCTCATCTCCCTTGAAGAGCGAGGATACATACGGCGAGCGGGGGGCAGGGCACGTGAAATCACTGTCCTGAGAACCCCTGACCAGCTGCCGAAACTGAGCCGTTCCGAGAACATCCTCGCCCTCAGCGACTACCTCTCCAGCAAGCTGGATGTGGACGCAGCACATGTTCGTAAGGCGCTGATGGATCTGCCGTCATGACCGCCACCACCAAACATAATCCGGGGGCAATCCTCCCAACCACTGAGCCGGGCAACAGACTGGTCAATGGGAATCCTGCCTCGAAAGCCGTGAGTGCAAGCACGGCCCAAGAGGTCAAATCCGTGCCCCCGGCACCTGAGGGCGTCCCTCAGTCGCTCGATGACGGTGCTTATATTGCGGTCAAGGATTCCAACCCGGCGTCTGTTTTCAGCGGGCTTCGTCCGTTTTCGTATGATCTGATCGTTGCGGATCCGCCATGGACGTTTGAGACATATTCAGACAAGGGCCATGGTAAGGCTGCGCAGGCGCAATACGACTGCATGCCTCTCGACCAGATCAAGGCACTTCCGGTGGGTGAACTCGCCGCCGGTGATTCCCTATTATGGCTGTGGGCCACGAATCCAATGCTACCGCAGGCGTTCGAAGTCATCGCTGCCTGGGGCTTTCGGTTCGTCACGGCCGGCACATGGGTCAAGACCACGGCCAAGGGCAAGCTCGCCTTCGGAACCGGCTATCGCTTGCGCAGCGCCAATGAGCCCTTCCTGATCGCCACGAATGGTAATCCTCAAACCGCGAAGAATGTCCGCTCCGTAATTATGGCAGAGGCG